TCACTCTCTGCCGCCACTTTGCCGCCACTTGTCGTACGGATTTAGTTTCACCACATCATCCAAGTGATCGGGGGCAAGGTGTGCGTAACGCATTGTATCTGAAATATTATAGTGTCCAAGTGCGCGTTGTAGCATAACGATGTTTCCACCCGATAACATGAACTGGCTGGCGAAGGTATGCCGCAGCACGTGAGTCATTTGGCCAGCAGGTAATGAAATGCTTGTGCGTCTAATCATCCGCTTGAATTGCTCATAGCACGGTGAAAACAGTGGGCCAGTTTTCCCCAAGCTGACCAACTCGTTGTACAACGATTCTGATATCGGAATTGTCCGGTTCCGCTTACTCTTCGAGGTTTCCCCGTTATACGTGATGCGATACTTGGTGATCTGCTGAGACGTCAATTCCTCAGCTTCTCGCCAGCGTGCGCCCGTAGCTAAACAAACCTTTATCACCAACGCGAGATGCGGGTGAGGGTAAGCCTCTGCCGCTGCAAGCAGTTCAGTAATTTGATGGTTAAGCAAAAAGGTCATTTGGCTTTCAGGGGTTTTAGAGCGCCGCAGGATGTCTAGCGGGTTGGGGTGTTTCCATTCACCAAGCCGAATCAGCTCACTGTAAACAGATTTCAGTAACGTCAGCTCATAGTTGGCTGTCGCCACGGAAATCGGTTTTTTGATGTCAGAACGAACGCCGGTACCAAGTTCACCGGCCAGTCGCTTGGCGCGATAGTGAGCCCACATCTTCACATCAACATCAATAGCGCGCGGGTTACCTAACCCTTCGCAAATCGTATTGAGTTTCGACATACGGCAAACAGTTTGCTTCAGCGCCTGACCATGCAGCTTGTACCAAAGGTCAATCAGGTCGCGCAGGGTTCTGCGCTCTTTAGCCTCTTGATCAAGCCACGGCTTGCTTTTGTGCTCACTAAGTACAAACGTTTCCCATGCGCTGGCCTCGGCCTTGGTGTGAAACCGCTTACGCTTACGTGGCCCGTCTCTACCTTGAGGGTAAACCTCCGCTAGCCACAGCTTGGGTTTACCATCTGAAAGTTTTCGTACTGTCATTACATTTGTCGTGTTTTGCCTAACAGATAAATAGAGGATTGTTCACCTGATAACTCCCCCATCTCTTTGCACTCTGGCGTGCCGCCTTCAAAGATATAGCCTTGCTTGCCAGACTCATTAGCAACCAGTACCGATTTGACGTCGGGTAGGTCTGTTCCATCCCAAACAACAGAACATACTCCGGCAGATATCACCTGTTTAAATATGGCGTCGGTGATCCGTGGTTGCGGCAGCTTTATCGTTAGCTGTGAGTTTTCATTGCTAACACTAACAGGCTGCCACAGGGTAAGTGATTTATTGAGGTCGCCAGCGGAAGCAAAAAAAGGAATCGCAACCAGCAGGCTGATTAGTGACTTTTGCATACATTCTCCATTGCAAAGGTTAGGCTTCATCGAATACAGGAATTTCACCAGTAGCCAGCAAATGAGAGAACTCGCTCTGGTCTAAAATAAGAATGCCTTTTGCCCGAGCTAAATCCATTTTCTTTGGGCCAGCATTGCTGCCATAACATAGGATGTCTAAGTTCGCGGTAACGCTCTGCCTAACCATGCAGTCTTTAGCCTCAGCTAAGGATATGAGCGCCTCTTTGTCCGCTTTTGAAAATCCTGTAAAGCACACCTCAACTTGAGTGCGTGCTGGCGGCTCCGGCTTTTTGATTTCGATTGAATGTACAGCTGATGCGGCAAATTGAATGCACGCATCAAGATCATCATCAGTAAACAGAACGCGGTCTTTTCTGAACGTTTTTAGCTGTTGGTTGTGAATGGCTTGCAGATATTTACCACTGTCACTCACAGCAAAAAGTTCATAGGCTTTAATCACTCCGGCTGCATTTACATATGCTATGCATGTATCGTTCACGATAACGCTCCCTCTAATAACACGGAATTTTACTGAGTTGGTTAGAACTTCTTACCGGCCCATACCACTCTGCCGATAATTTCAACGTCTGCCCGTTGTTCTTTAGTCAGTACTTGCGTGTCATATCCGGGGTTGTCGGAGATCACCTTCATGCCGCCGAGAATGTCGAATTGCAGCCGTTTAACGAACAGGCTTGTGTCCATCCGAAGCACATACAGTCCATCACGCGGCGCATCACCGTTAATGAGATTCACCAGAATAACGTCATCATCAGAAATGGTCGGCTCCATGCTGTCGCCCTTGGCGCGGATTACCGCCAGCCGGTCAACGCACAACCCTTCTTTCTTGAGCCATTCTGTGCGGAACGGAACAGGGTCAGACTTCTGTTCAGAGCTAACAAACGAACCTTGCCCAGCAGAAGCAAACACCTGATAGCTGTCTATCAGCGTGAAGTCATCCATTGATGCTTCAGTCTGTTCAGTTTGGCAAAGAGGTGACGTGTCTTTATTCACAGCGTAGCTGTTGTTGTCTTCTTGTATTGCGGATTGTGGTGTAGGAATTTTGCAGCCAGCCAGAATTGATTCCCAGTCATCGCCGCATGCTAACCATCTGAGATCAACGCCAGACGCAATAGCTATTGCGACTAAACGTTCAACGTTTGGGAGCGCTTCTTCATTTTCGTACTTGCCAATTGATGTGCCGGACATGCCGGTGCGTCGTGCAAATGAACGTCTTGATTCATCACCAATCACTTGTGTTAGACGCTTTGCGAAGCCTTTGCGGTCGTAAGGTTCAACATTAATAACATTCATCACTAACACCTGATATTGACACAATAACAACAAATAATGACAGGCGGCTATTGCGGTGACACCAAAAGAGATCAATAATGATGTTCAGATTAGGTAGCAACGGGCGAAAGTTGAAAACCTATCTGGGCACATTAAGACACAATAACGCCAAATAAGAACAAGGAACACCATCATGCCACAAAGTGAAAGCGGCTTCACCTTTCCGGTTTGCAGCAAGGAAAAGTTCGCTAAGGAATCTGGGTTTGATGTTCGTTATGTACAACATCTAATCGACCAAGGTCTGCTTCCAATTCTTCCCAAGCACGGACTGCGCGCGAAAGTGATGATCAATCTGGAAGCATTGCGTATCAAATGCCAACAAGCTGCACAGGTTTAAGTGTGGTTCACAGGGAGGTTTGCTGCAATGTTTACAGATGTTGACAACAAACATAATCACTTTAACTCAGCTTGCGCACGTTTCGTGTCAGCGCATGTGCTTTCAGAAGTAGCACGTGATGCTGACATTAGTGAGCAGATGCTGCGAAACAAGCTAAACCCATCACAGCCGCATCAGATGACAGTTCGTGATCTGATTGCCGTATATCACGCCACTGGTGACGACACCCTGTTCGACGGAATGCTGTTCGATTGCGGCCTGACCGCTGTACGCATTTCACCGGCAGACGACAGCCGACCAGTCGCCCTCCGCGCACTTGACGCCACGGCACACGTAGCCGGAGCAACTGCGCAAGCCGCAAACGTCCTCAGCGATGCACGTATAACGAAAACAGCAAGAAATGCAGTCGTTGGTGGCCTCATGGCTGGCATTGAGCACATGGTTTTGCTCATGGCCGAAGTAGAAAACAAATTCCAAGCAGTGCCGGGCATCGCCTGTGCTGCAGACATTGCACGAACAGCTCTCGGAGCATAGGAGAAATCAATGAGACTTAAATGTCCACACTGCGGTAGCTATTCATCAGTTCGTAAGTCTGAGCGAGCTAGCTCGCTGTCAGGCACCGCAATTTACAAATGCAGTAATGACGTTGAGTGCGGATTCACATTCAAAGCTGTATTCGAAATTGTCGGTGAAATTCGCCCACCTCGAATTCGTAATGCAGCAATTGTATTGCCTGTGTTGAAAACGAATGCCCAGTGGGCGAAAGAAAGAAGTTTACTGGCACCACAAGAAGCGTAACGGAGGACTTATGACTGCATTAACTCATGCCAATTTACAGCGCTACCCAGACGGGCTCCGGCATTTGCTAGGGCAGTTTCTAGCCACGCCGCGCTGGGAAGCCACCTGTGAATTCTGGGATTCACTGAAAGAAACCCAGCGCATCACACTCTGCTTTCATGCTCAGCTGGGTGTTAACACAACAACGGATGCCATCAAAAGCGAATTTGCAAAACTGCCAGAATACGTGCGCGAAGCATTGGTAACAGCAATTGAAGACCTGCGCGCATTCGCATCATGGCGTAAGCGCGACACTGACGCCCGAGTCAGTAACGCACGCTTCATCGGCTGGCTGACAGACGCACAGCGCAAAACCCTGTACCGCCATGCAGGACTGGGGGAGCGTGAGTTCATCCAACCGTGCCGCATGATTGATGCTGCAGGGTGTAGCTGGCGCATGCCGCTGGTATCAGCCATGAACGACCTGTTTCACATGATGGACAACGCCCCCAAATCAATAACGGCTATTCAGCCCGACCAGTTCAACTAATTAACCGACCGAAAATTTCACGCACTTCACTGTGCGGGGGATTTTTTTACCCAAAACGGAGGGAAAAGCATGTTTTGGGGCACGTGGCTAAACATTGATGGAGCTTACAACCCGCGCTATCCGGCCTTTGAAATTCAAGCGGAAAGCATCGCAGAAGCGGCGGAGATGCAGGCAAACGAGCACACCGGAAAAGTGATTTATCAAAATCCGGCGATCGTGATTCTGGAAGTGGAAAAGGTAAAGCGCTTGGTAATAGCAGACCAAGCAATAACACCAAGCAAATAGAGAGGCAGCGAATGACAACAGAAATCACTCACCATCAGCTGATGGTAATGGAAGCTAAAAACGCGAGATTGGAAGGTCGCAAGGATGATGCAGCTCGCATCCTAGAGTATGCAGCCATTGATAGGAAAACTTATGCATTGTTTCGAGCCTTTGAGATAGCCGGTGGTCAAGCGGGGGAGATAACTACCGAGTTGCATGCGGCTGCCCAGCAGTTGGTAAAGGACTATCAGCGTCTGGAGCTGAATGTTCGGTTGTTGTTACAGGATTCTGTGATTGATGCAGTTCTTAGTGGGAAGCCTGCTGAGGTTCTTTGTCAGGATTGTTTACGGATCCGTCCTTATTCTAACGCTCGCCATAATGCGGATGAGCAGTGTGAATGTGGCGGTGATTTTTGTGGTTGTAAATCGTGCATTGAAAAAATTGCAGGTTTGCGCGCTAGCAAGCGAGGTGAGTTATGTGCTCACCAAGAGTAAGACGCTGGAGAAAGCATTTCGAAATTTCAATGCGGCTAGCCCGTTTATCACCCACTAAGGCACTGCGCGCACTGAACCTAAACATGGCATCTAACTGCCGGGCTGAAATCCAGAGATTGAAAGGAAGTGTTCAATGATTGCGAATATGACCGATAGCCAGCGCCGTGAAGCATTAGAGCTGGCCAGAGCAGCAAGAAAGCAAAAGACAGAGCAGTGGAAGGCTAACGCGCATTTGTTGCAGCAAAAGTTTGCCGATGCTGCTTACTGGCAAAAGCTGGCGAGTAAATTCGGCGTGAGAGTTCCAAGCGCTTATGTGCCGGGATCCGAAATGAAGCCAATACGCAAAGCAATGCGAAAGCTGAACATTACCCCAGCCGTATTTGCTGAAGTGTTTGGTGGGAACATTAAGTCATTTCAAAGTAATAACCCACGTTGGCCAGCGTTTGCGATCATTGGCCTGCTGCTAGAAATCGCAGAACAGCGAGAGCTGTCAGCACAATGAAAGACATTGATAACGTCAGCCTGTGTGACGTAAAAGATTGGTCACGCTCCCTGTCTGCAGCAGTGCGTCACGCCATTGCTGCAGACATGCACGATTACTTCACCCACACCGGCAAGCACATCAAACCTGATGCGCCTGCCGTTGCACCTGCCGCACTTCCACCAACTCGCCCACTGCAGCGCCCAATCCCTACCGGACTGTCACGCACAGAGTCTCAGCTGTGGGAATTCGACAAAGACGACCATGATTTCCGGCACACATACCTAAAAGGCGTGCCGGACTTCATCGCAGGCTACTTCGGCAAACGCTATCAGCACATCTATGAAAAAGAAGGCCGTCGCCGTGCCAATACCTTTTTGCGCGAAACAATGGGCAAGAAAGTATCGGCACGTCTGCAGCTGGTTATGCGCAACTACAGAACTGCGCCAGAAAACCTGCGCTTCAATGCATCGTATGGCGCGGATGACCCGTTTCAGGATTCATGCCGCACAACCAACCTGACTATCGAATCTATCAAGCCGGCCGCAGCAGCCGTCACTCTGCTGGCAGAAATGTCACGTGACCAAATCGACAAATTGGCAGAGAAAACTGCCGACGGCCTGTTTGGTGAACTGACCCGCTATTTCGAAATCATCACCGGCAAATGTGCTGATGCAGATGATTTAGAGATCATGACCGGCGTTTACGAGCACATGGCTGAGTTAACCCACTCGCTGGGTGTCGATGTTCCGTACTGGGAAAATTACAGAAAGGGAGCGCTGACAGTGCCTCGGTGTGAGTCAGCACTGCTGCGCATGACCTGCAAAAAGTGGTGGACGCGCAAACTGCGCACCATGGGCGCGCGCATGTATGAACACATGGCCATTGCCGCCGGACAAGTTCAAAAAGCCGCATCGCCGTATGTTTCCCGCCGCTGCCTACGTGATTGGCACGAACAGAAAAAGCGCAATGCCGAAATGATTAAAGCCATGGCGCTGCGCAATAAAGAAACCGGTGAAGAAGTTCCCCTGGCTGATTCAGTGTATGCGTCAGTGGCAAACCCAGCAATTCGCCGTTGCGAACTGATGACGCGCATGCGCGGGTTTGAGGACCTCGCCAACAACGAAGGGCTAGAGGGAGACTTCTATACACTGACCGCACCGTCGGCATACCACTCCACCCATATCAATGGCGGATTTAATGAGAAGTGGAACGGCTCCAACCCACGCGACACACAAAAATACCTGTGCGGCGTGTGGGCCAAAGCTCGCGCAAAACTGAACCGCGAAGGGATCCGAGTCTTCGGCTTTCGTGTAGCAGAACCGCACCATGATGGTACCCCGCACTGGCACATGCTGCTGTTTTTCCGCCCTGAGAATAGAGAGGCCATTCGCAGCGTGTTGCGTGAGTATGCGCTGCAAGAAGATGGTGATGAAGCAGGGGCAGAGTTTGCTCGTTTTAAAGCCAAAGAAATCGACCCAGCTTTAGGAAGCGCCACCGGATACATCGCCAAGTACATATCAAAGAACATCGATGGCTATGCGCTGGACGGCGAGAAAGACGATGAAACAGGGGAAGACCTGAAAGAGTCTTCTAAGTCCGTTACTGCGTGGGCGTCACGCTGGCGTATCCGTCAATTCCAACAAATCGGCGGTGCACCAGTCACCGTGTGGCGTGAACTGCGCAGACTGCGCGACCAGAAGTTTGAACACAACGATATGGATGCCGTGCTTGCTGCTGCAGACGTCGGTTGCTGGGCTACCTACACCAACGCACAGGGTGGTCCTCTCGTTAATCGTAGCAGCCTAGTGATCCGTCTTGCGTACAAAAAGCGCGATGAACTTAACGCCTACGAAGAACCTGTTGAAGTTGTAGCGGGAGTTTACTCGCCGTGGCACAGCCAGCTGCCAGTTATCGATACACGTCCAATTGAGTGGGAGATAGTCCCGCGCTCCAACAAACAAGACGCAGCGCCAGCAGCGTCTGCTCTTGCTCTTTCTGGGTGCGAAGCGCCCCCTCGGAGTTCTGTCAATAACTGTACGGGCCGCGCCCACGGTATTGACGACAACACCGGTAGCGGGGTTGCTGAAAGATTAATTACTGAACTGAAAGCCAGAGGCTTCGGTATGTGGGGAAGCAGCAACGGGCTGCGATCACCTGACTTCGATACGCAGTCACTACGTGAAACAGCAGAGCTATTGCTACGGGGATGCCGGTTCAACGCCGGTAGCGGAATGAGTTTGCACCTGCAGAACGGCAGGTTAGTAGAAACAGAAAACTTTACGTGAGGGTTATCTAATGGAAGCAGCAAGCAGAGCCAGCGGGTGGTACAAGGTACAAATGTTTGATGAGCCACGGTCAGAACTGGCGGCGTATGACGCTGAGTCGGGTGAATGGTTCGTCAATGGTGATAATGAGCGGTTCCAAGATAAGCACTTCAGCTTTATCGGGAAAAAGATGGTTATGGCACCGAGTGGGGAGTTGATGCCCATCAAAGAAAATGTGATGCCAACCGGTCGGGTGCATGAGCTGAAAATATTACCCCAGTTTTTTAACTCGGTGATTAGAGGGGATAAGCGTGCAGAACTGAGGAAAAATGACCGTGATTATCAGGTGGGCGACGCTCTAATGCTGCGAGAGTGGACTGAAGATCATGGTTATAGCGGGATGGTGACAGCCCACATTATCAGCGATGTATCTGATGTAGGTTTTATTGCTGAAGGATATGTGATGCTAAGCATGTATAAGCCAGTGGAGCATATCAATGCTGTTCTAGTTAATGCGCCACAATTCGTGACCATACGCTGCTCTTTATAGCGCCGGACTAAACGTAATGATTAGTTTAAAGGGCGGTTGAGGTTGATTGATGATGTGTATAACTGATTGTACACATCTCATATTTTGTTTGGGTTGGAGGTATCCATGGGGCGTGTAGCTGAAAGAACTGTTGTTGACTTAATCAAGTATCAAAAAGACAGAGATGCAAGAACAGAAGAAAAGACGTTTTTTGTCATGCACTGCAATGGGAGTACAAACCTAGAACAAAAATTGATGCTCAAGCGTGACTGTGCCGGTATGTGGATAGCTGAAATGTGCATGGATGAATTCCCACGACAGAGCAGTGAAAAAGAGGCAGCTAAAAAATTAGCTGATTGGATGTGTCGAATGTCAGTGGCTATTAATAGTCATTTTTTAGATGAATAGTAGTTTATAAGCTTCAAACTTTACGGTCAGTTAAAATATAAATATTAAGTGTGAAGTATGAAGTGTTAAATAAGTACAGAATCGGTGCTATTTTAGTTCTGATTTGAAACTGAACTTAAATCAATCTAGGTTTGAATTAAGTTCAGTTTTGTTTTTTGTGGTTGCAAAAACAATAAAACAGATTGACATGCTTTTTCTTGTTGGTAATCATAATAAAACAAGTTCAGTAATAGTGCGGCTTGCAGGGGTTTTTGTGAGTTTGTCTATATTAAGTTTCTCTTTTGTTTATTTGTCACACGTAATAATTTCGTAACGAATGGTCACTACTGGCTTTCGTGTTTGGCGCACAAAAACAAAATTACGACACGGAACGGCAATACACAGCGCAAAAATTGCTTTAGAGTAAATACACAAAAGTCAGTTTTTGTTTGTTTAAGCATAAAAATGTGAAAATGAGGCTTATTGTGACACCTAGTAATCAAGCGGCCAACAATAGTGTTTATTGTCTGGTTAGAGCGATTCGGCGTTTATCAGGGATGATTTCAGAAGTGCAAGAAGCGGAGGACTTGGAGGCAATCGAGATGGGTATCACAAGCATCTGCACCTGCGCACTTGCGCAGTTGTCACCAGAGAAGACGAAACCGCAGTGATTTGCAAGGTTTTGTAGGATCGCGTAACGGATCAAACGATCCCCGCGCGGCCAGTGCTGCCAATGGATAGCGCAGATCGGCTTGCAGTCATGCAGCGCATGAAAATCGACACACAAAGCGCGCAGGCGTGGCGGGGTCTCGACTGCGCGCTGGCGGTGCAGACGGCAGCCACAGGCATAAAAAAACCCGCCGAGCGGCGGGTTAAATAACATCACAGGGAGAGAGTTAGATTTGGGGTAGGCTACCGGATGCGGCTTGCTCAGTGGCCTCTGCAAGCCGGTACGGGTTGAATCGGATAATCTCGTCACCTGCCCATTCATTCAGTTCAAGCAGTGACGCCTTCAAGGTATCAATCTCGTTCACATCAAACACCCGAGCCGCCTTCGTCACGTCACCAAAGCCGCCCGTGTTGTTTGGCATCACACCCATCAGCTGCGGCGGTACGCGGTGAGTAGATAGCTGGTCATCTCGGCTGACGTTCTTGATAGATAGAAACTCATCTTTGGCTGCGACCTCAGCAACAGGCATCAACTGCAGCCCGTCTTTTTTGCCGTTCGGTGCGTACATCAGAAGGTTACGGAAGTTGCCGGGGCCCTTTGAGTTACGCAGCGCGGTTTTTAAGTTCTCAATGTCTTCCTCTTTGGCCGCAGGGTCAGTCATGTAGAGAATAAAACCGGCGTGGGATCCGTTCTCATAGTACCGGCGGCGAAAGAGGGTGGCCGACTCATTCAGCAAAATGCTGTTCAGGCCGCCAACGTAGTCCGGTATCCCGTAGATTTCCTGATTGATGTCGATTTCCATCGCATGGCCAACAGAGCCAGGGGCGAGTTCAGTTTCTTGCCCGTACTTCGCTACCCACCAATAGCTATCAAGATTTACGCCGCGGCGCGTGTGCTTGGCTCGCATGTGATCATAGCGCATGACGCCGCCGAGTCGGTTCTTCACCTGCTGCAAGTAGCAGTTACCGAAAATGAGATAGTCGAGAGCCAAGCCGGTAAAGTCGCGGGTACTTAGTAGCGGGTGAGCGATAAAGCAGCTGCGCAAAATGTTGCGTTTAACTTGAATGGCCGAGCTGTGATGCACGCCTGCACGGTAAACGCGGGAGAGTCCATTAAGGCTGAGCGGCGGTTCATACCAGCGCCCGTTGTGCATCGCTTCCAGATAGTCGAACACTTCGCGCTGAGATAGAACAGGAACGGGATCACCAAACGTGAAAACCTCCGTTTTTGCCGTGTCCGATTTCATCTCGGCGGGTGCCGATGGTTTGTTGCTGCGATGTCTGCGGTGTTTTGTCATCAGAAAAACTCCATGGTGCTGGAATTGGTAATGCTGGAGCCTTCCAGCGGTTCATGAATGAGTGCTTGCATAACAGCCCATGCGATATCGGCGTGGCTGGTTTCTTCCGAGCGGCCAGCCTCAAACGTTGGCATGCGTCCACCGGTGGTAACGGCACGGCGGATGCTCATAAACGCTTGGGCCAAATCTTTCCAACCAGCATCAAATTCCAGTCGGCCTTTGTTCATCACGTCTTGGGTTTTCATCACCATGCGTATCTTTACGCTAGGGTTGTATTGAATATCGGTTACCGCCGGATAGAACTGGCGCACCAGTTGGAGCACGCCTTCACCGATGCCCGTGGAGTCAATGCCGATGTAGGTGACGTTATAGCGCTGGGTGATTTGCCGGATAGCATCAGCTTGAGCACGGAAGTCCATGCCAGCCCAGCGATGGCGCTCAAGCACGCGGAACTTGCCGCCGATGACCGCTGGCGGGGCGACAACAGCACAACCAGCACTGTCTCCGTCGCCGCCCTTAGCCGGGTCATAACCAATCCATACAGGACGGCTCGCTAATGGCCGTGCGGCAAATGGTTTGTAGTCGGTCCACACTTCCCAGCTATCCACCATGCACTTCTGCAGCATTGGCAGCGGGAACACGCTAGATGAGTCATCAGCAAAGATGCACATCAGCAGCTGGTCGTATTCATCCTGCGAATAGTCAAGCCGAAGCTGGTTGAGGTCGAATAAGTCACACCCACCTGCAACAGCATCTTCAACGGTTACCACTTGCCGCCACTGGCCGTCTTCACATAAGCGGCCGGCCTGTAGTGTTTTGGGGCTCACATCGAGCTTGATGTGATCGGCCTTCGCCCTTCCTCGGTTGAACAGCTGGCCACTCCAGAACGGATAGGCATCATGCGACAGGCTAGATGGGGTAGAAAAATAGGTCAGCCGCCATTTTTTGTGCATGGCCATGCCCGATGCTACTGTTCTCAATTTCTGAAATTTCGGGATCCAGAAGTATTCATCAAGGTACAGGTTCCCGTGGTAACTCTGTGCGGTATTGGAGTTGGTACCCAAGAAATAGAGAATCGCCCCGTTGCTGAGGGTCATCGGGTCGCCTTTGAGCTCTACATCGACCTCTTGCGCGAAAGCCAAAATGTACTGCTTGAAAACGTGTGCCTGAGCTTTACTTGCGGACAGGAAAATCTGATTTCTGCCAGTCACCAACGCATCGATAAGCGCTTCTCGAGCAAAAAAGAATGTCGCCCCGATTTGGCGTGACTTCAGCAGGTTACGGACTCGGAACTGCTTGCCAGCATTAAACCAGACTCGCTGATAGCCAAACATGGAATCTTCCATCAGCTCAATCAAGCGTTCTAGCTGGTCTTCCTCAAAGTGATTTCGTACCGCTTGGCGTTTCGGCCCCTTATTGCGGTTTGCCACCTTCGGGTTTAGGTCGGATTCATTGCCGCCATTGGTGTACTTGTTTATCCGGGCTAAGCGCTCCAGCTGCCTGCCGAGTAGGTCTATCTCCTTAAAGTCTCCGCCGGTTTTATCTGTCTTGTTGATGAGCAGAACCAGTCGCGCTTCCAGAGCCATATCAACGCGGTCGATAGGCTTGATGTCATCCCACTTATCGCGGGACTTCCACGCAGACACGGTGCCTTCAGGCTGCTGCAAAGTCTCGGCGATTTCGCGGACTTTGTAGCCCTGAAAATAAAGATGCATCGCTTGTCGCCGAGGTTCCAGCGGGGATGCGAGGGGTACGGTTGGGGATGTCGTTTTCATGCCGCCAGACTACCCACGGGCATACATGCGCGCAGGTGGTTTACGGTGTGCCACGTCCTGACACACCGTAAACAAATTGCTAGCGCACCACTAACGCCAGACCATGAAAGCCACTTAAGACCCGTCCAGACCAAGGGACCTATCCATGCCGAAAAAAGCACAGTTCAAAAAAGTGGCGCTGTCAGGGCAGACCACTGATGGCCGCGAAATTCAGCCAGAGTGGTTGTTACAAGCGGCAAAAAACTATGACCCGAATAAATACGGTGCCCGCGTCAATATGGAGCACTTCCGCAGCATCTATCCGGATAGTGCGTTTCGGGCATACGGTGATGTGTTGTCACTTAAAACCGAAGAAGTTGAAGTCGATGGTGAAAAGCGTACGGCCCTGTTTGCTGAAATCGACCCAACTGACGATCTGATTCAACTCAATAAATTACGCCAGAAAGTCTACACCTCCATCGAACTGGACTTGGATTTTGCCGGTACAGGTGAAGCTTATCTGGTTGGCCTTGCTGTCACCGATAGCCCCGCCAGCCTTGGCACTGAAATGCTGACCTTCTGCGCCAATGCAGGTGATAAATCCCCGTTGATTGCTCGTAAGCAACGCCCTGAAAACCTGTTCTCGTGTGCTATCGAAGCAGAAATTGAATTCACTGAAGCGTCTGAGCCTGAGCCGTCGCTGCTGGATAAAGTACGCGCCATGTTTAAGAAAAACCGCGCGACTCAAACCGAAGCACTGAGCGATGTGCACAAGGCCGTTGAGCATATTGCTGATGAAGTAGCCAAGTCTGATAAGCAGTTCAGCGAAACAGTGGCCTCTCTCCAGCAGTCAGTCACTGACCTAACAGAACAGCTGAGCACCTGCAGCAATGAGCTGGCCAGCATCAAGTCTAGCCTGGAACAACAAGAGCAGTTTGGTCAGCAGCGACCACCGGCGACCGGTGGTGATGGCCAAACCGTACAAACTGATTGCTAAGGAGCATCATCAATGCGCAATGAAACCCGTGAAAAATTTAACGCCTTCGTAGGTCAGGTGGCCAAACTCAATGCCATCACTAACGCGATGGTGACGTTTAGCGTTCAGCCAAGCGTACAGCAGACGCTGGAAGGAAAAATGCAGGAATCAGTGGCATTCCTGAGCATGATTAACATGATCCCTGTGCCTGACCTCAAAGGTGAAAAGGTTGGTGTAGGTGTGAGCAGCACCATTGCTGGCCGCACCAAGACCTCAGACAAAGACCGCCAGCCAAACGATCCGACCTCACTCTATCCGCATAAGTATGAGTGTGTGCAAACCAACTTTGACACCATGCTGGGTTACAACAAGCTGGATTCATGGGCCAAATTCCCAGAATTCCAAACCAAAATTCGTGACGCAATCATTACCCGTCAGGGGTTGGACCGCATCATGATTGGCTGGAATGGTACCAGCGCCGCAGAAGATACTGATCGCACCGCTAACCCACTGCTGCAAGATGTGAACATCGGCTGGCTTGAACATGTGCGCCAAGATGCGCCGGGTCAAGTGATGTTAGAAGGTGAAAAAAGCAGCGGCAAGATTTACGTAGATAAAACAACGGGCGATTACCACAATCTGGATGCACTGGTCTACGATGCGGTAAATACGTTTGTTAAGCCGTGGTACCAAGATGATACCGAGCTGGTAGTTATCGTTGGCCGCAAGCTGCTGTCAGACAAGTACTTCCCAATCATCAATAGCGCTGCCGACGCCCAAAACCAATTGGCCGGTCAGGTGCTGGTGAGCCAAAAGCAGATCGGCGGCCTCAAAGCTGTACGTGTGCCGTTCTTCCCTGATGACAAAGTCCTGATTACCAAGCTGGATAACCTGTCTATCTATTGGCAAGAAGGTGCACGCCGCCGCCACATCGAAGAAGAGCCGAAGCGCAACCGTATCGTTAACTACGAATCATCAAACGATGCATACGTGGTTGAAGACTACGACTGCGTAGCCTTGGTTGAAAACATCGTGATCGGGCCGAAGCCGGCATCCGGCTTATAAGGGGGGCGAATGACATCCCCTGCACGAGCATATCTCGAACGCAACATGGCCGCCCTGAAAGGGGCGGACATTTCAGAGCATAGCCGAGCTGGAACCAACGCGTATGAGCTGCAGCTGATGCAGCTAACCGAGTTCCGCCGCCGCTTAAAGCAAATCGAAAGCATCGAACGCAAGATTGAAGCCAAGCGCGGCATGCTGCCGGACTTTATCCCGTGGGTAACCGGCGTGATGGATGCAGACCGAGGCGGGCAAGATGACGTTTTCGTCACAGTCATGCTGTGGACTCTCGATACCGGTGATCTGCAAGCCGCCTTACCGATGGCTCAGTATGTCATCCGCCATAAGCTCGACACCCCAGACCGCTACGAACGTAGTGCCGCAACCCTGATTGCCGAAGAAGTTGCCGACAACGCCAACCGCATGCTGGATGAAGCGCCGAATACCGCGCCATCGTCTGAACTGCTGCTGGAATACGTGGAACTACTGGCTGACAGCGACATGTTCGACCAAGTCCGCGCCAAGCTTTTGAAAGCCACTGGCCGCGCACTGTTGCTAAACGACAATGCAGATGATGCTGCCAAAGCCTTGGAAATGATGAAGCGAGCCATCGCGCTGCATGACCGTATCGGTCTGAAAAAAGACGTGGAAGTGCTGTCGCGTAAGTTGCGTAACGCAGCGGATGTGCCAGCCAACGAAGAACAAGCGGTCAAGGCATAAGCCTTGATGCTGACAGAGCGTACCCCGCACACGGGCGGCTCGGGCGTCCGGCGGCAATAGCCAGACCGGACAGCCCGACCACCGCCCAACGCGAAGCGAGGAAGTATGTACCAAAGAACCAGCGGCTTTATTCCGTCAAATCCGGCGCCGGATGATGACAGCACCATCAAAAGCGGAGACTTCTGGCCAGAGATTAGCCTGAAAGACCTGCGCAGCGTGATGCGTACCGATGGAACTGTCACGAACGAGCGCCTGCACCACGCAACAATCACCGCGATCTCCACCGTGAACAGTGACCTGTCAGCGTGGGCAGACAAACAAACGGCGGCGGGGCATACCAAGCTGACTGACGTACCGGCCATGCAAATCGATGGTGAAAGCGTACTGCTTCATAACTATCGCCGAGCTGTGTACAGCATGGCGCGAGCATCGCTGTATGAACGCTATCTGGACAGCAGCGCCACGTCTGAAGCAGTCAAAGACGCCGACGCAAAAGACCAAACAGCGGATGACCTGTACCGAGACGCACGCTTTGCTATTCGCGACATTCTCGGCGTTACCCGCATCACCGTGGAGCTGATTTGATGCAAATCCGCGCCATGCAAGGTGAAACCCTCGACATGATTTTAAACCGGCATTACGGCTACACCGCAGGCATCACTGAGCAAGTGCTGAAACTGAACCCAAAACTGGCCGCCCAAGGCCCGTTTATCAAAATGGGTACCGTGATCACATTGCCTGATGCACCGGCCACCGCCACACAGCCGATGATTCAATTATGGGACTAAGCCATGAGCCGTATTGATGACGAACTGGATCGGCTGGAGCAACTCGGACAGCTGCAACTAAACGCCAAGATTAACGCCGCCAAAGCGGTCGGGAGCGGAACCCTGTTCTGCATTGAATGTGATAACGAAATACCGGAGGCGCGACGCAAGTGTAACCCCAGCGCAGAACGCTGCGTTGGATGTCAGGAAATCCATGAATTTATCCAAAAAAGGGACGCGCGATGACAGACCCAATTTCATCAACGGGCGCTACCAGCACACTGGCAGGGCTGACGCTTATCAGCATCTTTCCGGGCATAGATGCCGCCACCGTGATCGGCGCATTTGCTGGCGCACTGGTTTTTATCTGCACCACAACAGAGCTGGGTAACCTGCGAAAAAGCGTCCTGTTTATCGTCAGCTTTATCGTCGGCAATCTGGCCGCAGACTTGGCCGCTGGCGTACTGAGCACCATGCTGCCGAACTCCATTGAAGTATCAAAAGCCGTCGGCGCATTGCTGGCATCGGCCATTGCCGTTCATCTGCTGCAAGCGTTGTTACGGAAAAAGCCGGAAGACATCCTGAAAAATGTACGGAAGGGGGGCTAACCAATGCTAAGTAAAATCGAAGGGGTAATTAAGAACTCAGTCATGACGTTGCTGAACATTATGCTGCTGTTGCTGGCTATGCTCACACCTGAGTTATTTTTCAATAAGCCATTTAAGCCAATCACCATGCTATTCACGGTTGCGGCAGTACTCTGCATTCATGGGGTAGCGTTAGCTGTTATTCGGCTGTGGCGCTTTGTGAAGAACGGCCAGCATCTAGCCATGGTGGGGTGGTGTGTTCTTATTGCTGGCTTATCAGTAGCAATTTCCCAGTTACCTGAAAATTATATCTACTGGCTAGTGCATTACCACGTTAGTCCATATGCGGGAATTGCGTTAACCATTGTCTCTGCAGTCGTCGGTTGCGTTCTCATCTGTGCCTTCATAATGATGATTCGGCGCATGATTCCTGTGCTGAAAATCCGTTGGATGAAGCGAGCGTGGAGCAACCAATCATGACATTCCTATACGCATTCATCTGCGCCGCTATCGCCGCGCGCATCATCACCTTTGACCGCAAAGGCGGAGAATTCCTCCGCTTGCCTGCCGTTATCGCGTGGGTGCTGACAGTCGCCGCCGGTTCCGTACCCATCCGCGCCGCCCTTGGCGTCATGCCTGCACCAGACCCTGCCAGTGTAGTCTTGGCCGCCGTCGTCTTTGTCGTCTTACTGAAAACGCGTGGCTCGGTTTACCACATCATGCCGCGTCGCGGTAAAGCCATCGCATCAGCCCGCAGCATTCACCGGAGGGCGCAGCCATGACACTGAAAAAAGGTGCCGTAGGTAGCCAAGTCACCGAACTGCAAAAACTGCTGACCGCAGCCGGTTACCCAGTAGAACCAGACGGATGGTTTGGTGATGCAACAGAAAAAGCCGTGCTGCAGTTCCAACGTGATCACCTCGTTACCCCAATCGGGCTGGCTGGGCCGCGCACAATGGCCGCATTACGCGGCAAGCAGCTAGGTAATCAGCTCACAATCGGTGATCTGCAAGCCGCCGCCATCGAACTCGGATTATCACTGCCAATCATGGCCGCATTTGCGCAGGTGGAAGCGGCAGGGGAAGGGTTCGACACATTGCAGCGCCCACGCATCCTGTTTGAGCGTCACATTTTTTACAAGCAACTGGCCGCATCACTCGGTACCGCAGCCGCAGATGACATGGCGCGTAAATACCCGCAGCTGTGCAACCAAAAGCGCGGCGGCTATCAGGGTGGTGCGACGGAGTGGAGCCGCCTGCAAACGGCCATGACCATCAGCCGTAACGCCGCCATTGAATCAGCCAGTTGGGGAATGTTCCAGATCATGGGCTTTCACTGGCAATCACTCGGTTACGCATCGGCAGCTGACTTTATGGCCGCGATGTGTCGCAGCGAATCACAGCACCTGCAAGCGGTCACCAAATTCATTGCCAATGACCGAACCTTACTCGCTGCACTGAAAGCGCGTAAATGGGCTGACGCAGCGCGGCGCTACAACGGCCCAGCATACAAAGAAAACCGCTATGACCAAAAGCTGGCAGAAGCCTATGCCCACTTCTGCACCGAATACCCAGAGCCGGAGGTCAGTGATGTCGCGTAGCGTAATGATTGCCATCACCGCACTGCTGCTCATTGCACTGGTTGCGATGGCCGGTTGGGGATTGTCCGCCGTATCCGCATCGCGCTGGCAGGGAACTGCCGGCCGATTGGAAGACAAACTGACCAGCGCAGAAACACGGGCAAAGAAAGCCGATAGCGAAATTGTCACCCTGAATGCGCTGTTAAATAACGCAAACCAAGTGGCGTCAAAGCTGCAGCAGCAAACTGAAGAACTCAGCCAGCAAAACGCCAGCCGAGCAGAACGGATAGAGAGGCTAAAACGTGAAAACGAAACTCTGCGTAAATGGGCTGATGATCACCTGCCTGATGCTATCAGCAGCCTGCACACCCGTCCGGCCATCACTGGGGCCGGAGAATATCAACGCTGGCTGTCTGGTACCAACACCCTGCCAACTACCGGCAGCGAACCCGAAAAGTAACGGCGACTTGGAAAGCGACAAGCGCGCAGTTGAAGCGGCGTGGGCGCTTTGCGCAGCCAAGGTTGATGCGGTGATCATGCGAGCAAAGAAAAATGCAGAAAGTATCCCAGATTAAACAGTGCCTGTTGGCCACTGTACCGAGCCTGAACAAAAACCCAGACCGGTTGATACTGACGGTGACAGATGGAAAACCGGTGGCTACCGGCGCGGCGTCTCTGTCATTTGAATGGAACTATAAACTGCAGATTGGCGTCATCGATTTTGCCGGGCATCCGGACGACATCATGGTGCCGTTGCTGGCGTGGCTACGTCAGAACCAATCAGACCTATTTCACAACCGCGAACTCCGTGAAAACGGGATCCGCTTTGAAATGGAAATGTTGGCCAATGACCTGTATGACCTGCTGATAACCGTTTCCCTGACCGAGCGCGTGATTGTCACCAAGACTGAAGACGGTATTGGATGGGAGCACGTACCCGAACCGCCAGAAGACCCCTATGACGGCATCGTGTGGGAACTGTTCATTAACGGTGAGAAAGTCGCATGACCGATGCACTAGAACAACTCGCCAGACAAACCGAAGCCTTGGCGCAAAAGCTATCGGGGCCAGAGCGCAAAAAGCTACTGGCCAAAATGGGGCAGTCACTGCGCCAAAAGCAAGCCGAGCGAATCAGAGGCAACGTGCAGCCAGATGGCTCCGCAATGGAGCCGCGCAAACCTCAGCCGCAGCTGCGAAAGAGGGGCCGCACTCGCCGCCGGATGTTCGCCAAAATGGTAAAAACCACATGGCTGAAATCAACGGCTACACCATCAGAAGGCACCGTGCAGTTTGTGGGTGGCGCGCGCCGTATTGCAACGGTTAACCACTTTGGTCTGCGTGATCGCATCGGTAAAAAAGAGGTCAAGTATCCAGAGCGTAAGCTGCTCGGCATTACTGACGCTGACATCAGCGAGATGGAAGACATCTTACTATCCCACATGACACAAGACGGTGTGTGAGGCCGCCACACACCGTAAACCAAGAGACAACCCGCCCCGCAGTCGTAACACTCCCCGTATGAACCCAATCGAACTTCTACGCCTAATCAACGAATTGATCCGCGTCGGTACCGTAACCGCCGTGAAGTCAAACTATTGCCGAGTAAAAACCGGTGATAACGAAACCAACTGGCGACCGTACTTTGCACAAAGCGCGGGAAAGATTCGTACCCGTCGCCGCCTAACGGTGGGGGAAGAAGTAATGCTGTTTTCGCCAGGGGGAGACATTGGTAACGCCTTTGTGCTCGGCGGCATAAATCAAAATGACTATCCAGAGCCAGCAGCGGATGACGACAACCCAGACCTGCACCGGATTGAATACCCAGACGGCGCCGTCATTGAGTACAACCCAAAAACCAGCGCGTTATCGGCATCAGGCATCAAAACCCACACGGTATCGGCATCCGTCTCTATCAAGCTGGACACGCCACTCGTGGAATGCACCAAGAACCTTAGCGTTGCCGGACGTATCACAGGCAAAACGGCAAAAATTGGCGACGTAGAAGTAACAACTCACGGACATAAAGACGTCATGAAAGGTGGCGATGTATCAGGGGGGCCAGTGACGTGATTACGTGGACGGGAATGAACCGGAACACCGGTCGAACCATCAGCAGCACCGAGCACATCAAGCAATCAGTGGCCGACATTCTGACCACTCCAGTCGGTACCCGCGTGATGCGCCGTGATTACGGCATCGACATCTTCCCATTGCTTGACCAGCCACAAAACGACGCACTGAACCTGCGGTTAATGGCGTCAATAGTCCACGCACTGACAGTCTGGGAGCCGCGAATCCGCATTGTTCGCGTATCGCTAAATGCCCCTCAGATGAACGGTCAGCGTATGGCCGATGTGACATGGCAGCACATCGAAACCGGTCAAGTAGAACAAGCAGCAACGCCAGTCGGAGCAGGACAATGAGCATCATCGAATTATCAACCATGCCCAAGCCGAAAGTGGTGGAAGAGCTGGACTTTGAAGTCATCCTGCAACGCCGCAAAGAGCGGTTGATAGAAATCACCTCGCCAGAAAAGCGCGAATCTCTCAAAGCAACATTGGCGCTGGCATCAGAGCCAATGGTTAAGCAGCTGGACGAGAACGCCTACCGCGAACTGCTGTTGCGTGCTGACATCAACCGTGCCGCCGTAGCAGGCATGTTGGCGTGGTCGGAAGGTGAGGATTTGGAAAACCTCGCCGCCAATTACGATGTTGAGCGTCTGGAGATCGTGCCGGAAGACCTAACCGCCGTGCCGCCCATTGCTGCGGTAATGGAATCAGATGAATCACTGAGAGAACGCTGCCTGTTGTCGTGGGATGCATTGAGTACGGCAGGGCCTCGTGGTGCCTATGAGTATTTCGCACGTTTAGCCAGCGGCAAAGTATTAGATGCACGCGCTAGCAGCCCATCCCCAGCCTGCGCATTAATCGCCATTCTCAGCAATGACGGCGATGGCACCGCCGATAAAACATTATGTGACCTCGTTTATGTAACGTGCAGCGACGAAGACCGCCGCCCAATAGGTGATCGCCTAACCGTACAAAGCGCACGCATTTTGCCATACCGCATTGATGCAGTACTGCATACCGAGCTCGTCGGCGCAGAAGCACAAGTTATGCTGACTATGGCCACCGAACGCTTGGCCAAATGGATTAACCCACGCCGACGCATCGGCGTAGAAATTGCGCGTTCAGCCATTGATGCGCAACTGCATGTGCCGGGCATTAACAAAGTTGAGCTGCTGAACTGGGCGGATATCACGCCAAACAAAAACACCGAAGCCGCCTATTGCACTGGATACACAGTAAGGCTGGCCAACCAATGAAACGCCTACTGCCGCCCAACGCCACCGAAATAGAGCGCAATCTCGCAGACGTCTGCGCAGATGCCGTTGACCTGCCAGTAGAACGACTGCGCGAAATCAACGACCCCTACAAATGCAGCGTAGAGCGTCTGCCGTCTCTCGCCGCCGAACGGTCAGTTGACCGCTGGGACGAAAACTGGAGCGAGCAAGCCAAGCGTAAAGTGATCGCCAACAGCCCATTCGTCCACAAACACAAAGGCACCATCGGCGCAGTCCGCCGCGTAGTAGAGCCGCTCGGCTACCTGCTGCGCGTCCGCGAATGGTGGCAAGAGTCACCAGAAGGCGTGCCGGGCACATTCAAACTGGATATCGGCGTGACTGACTCCGGTATCACAGAAGCAACATACCACGAACTAGAACGCCTGATTGATGATGCCAAACCGCTAACTCGCCACGTGATCGGCTTATCAATCAGCATCGCAACACAAGGCCGCATCAATACCGCAGCCGCCTGTTATTCAGGCGAAATCATGACGGTGTACCCGTACCTGCCAGAAGACATCATCGTAGCCAGTCATGGTTACACCGGCGCTGCGGTACACGTAATCGAATCAATGGAGGTTTTTAATGGCTAAGTATTTTGCCATCCTAACCAATCTTGGGGCAGGCAAACTGGCAAACGCCGCAGCATTGGGAACAAAGCTGGAAATGACCCATATTGCAGTGGGTGATGGCGGTGGGGTAAGCGCACCAGAACCAACGCCAGACCCAGCAATGACAGACCTGCTTGGTGAAAAACGCCGCGCGGCCATCAACAGCCTGAGCATTGACCCGCTAAACCCAAACCAGATTATTGTTGAGCAGGTCATTCCTGAAACGGATGGCGGCTTTTGGATCCGTGAAATCGGCTTATTCGACAAAGCCGGAACGCTGATTGCCTACAGCAACTGCGCTGGTTCATACAAACCACAACTGCAAGAGGGTAGCGGACGCGCGCTAGTCATCCGCATGATACTTATCGTCAGCAGCACCGAAGCCGTCTCACTTAAAATCGATCCATCCGTAGTACTGGCAACGCGTAAATACGTGGATGACAGCATTATTGAGGTTCGTACGTATGCGGATAACCTCATGGGCGGCCATTTGTCCGCAGAACACCCACATAAACAATACGCGAAAAATACCGCGGTTTTAGCTAAAGACAAGAATGGCGAGGATATTCAAGATAAAGCTCAGTTCCGACAACACCTTGGTATAAAGTCAGCAGCTTTGCGTGATGTTGGGACAGGCATCAATCAAATACCGGATATGTCGGCGTGGCAATATGGCGGTGACTTTATTAATGGCTGGAAACGTGCGCCTGACGGCACGATTGAGCAATGGGGGATGAGCGCCGGAGTAACAACAGATGATGCTCAGATACGTTTTCATATTCCATTTACAACAGGGATTTATGAATTGAATGAACACGACTCTGGCCAAGGCAGCTCACAGATAACAACACTGTGGACATTTATAGACGTAACATTAACTGGTGCAATCGCTAGAAATATAGGTTCATTTACTAGGGGGGTCCCAACATTAAACGCCCCATCATTATCACAATGTAGATGGCATGCGAAGGGTAAATAACATGAAAAATACGTATGTTTGGTCTGCTAAAAACATTTCATTTTTCCCCGTTTCAAATATCTCGGATTATAAAAAGACCGACTGGGATGTATCTGATGCAATTAATGTTGGTGATGAAATTTTTGATACGTACACAAATGTACCGCCAATAGGGAAAATGCTTGGGGTTGATAGTGTTGGTATGCCTGCGTGGGTTGATATTCCTCCATTGTCAAAAGATGAATATATAAAAGCGGCTAATAATGAAAAGGATTTTAGAATTAACAACGCTAGAGCACACATCAGCCTATGGCAAACCCAGCTCCAACTCGGCATGATTTCCGATACCGACAAAGCCAAGCTGATTGAGTGGATGCACTACATCACTGCTCTGCAGGCCGTAGACACCTCAACCGCCCCAGACATCAACTGGCCTCAACAACCCGCTGAATAAAACCAAACTTCACCACCTTTACGGTGTGTCACACGCTGGCACACCGTAAACGACTCGCCCCACCAAACCCTTGTCCGCATCATGACCTTGCATATTTAAAACACCCTCCGTCCGGACAAGGAGCCCCGCCTCATGGCATTAGACTCATACCACCACGGTGTGCGCGTCGTTGAAATTAACGACGGCACCCGAACAATCCGAACTGTCGCCACAGCAGTGATCGGCTTTGTCGCTCACGCTGATGACGCAGACCCAACCATGTTCCCACTCGGCAAAAACGTACTTATCACCAACGTACAAGCCGCCGTCGGCAAAGCCGGTAAAAAAGGCACCCTGGCCAAATCACTGCAAGCCATCGCCGACACCGTCAACACCATCACCATCGTCAACCGTGTCGCAGAAGGCGCAACGGAAGAAGAAACCACGTCAAACCTCATCGGTGCCGCGCACGAAGATGGCACCTACTCCGGCCTCAAAGCACTGATGCGAGCAAAAGCCGATGTCGGCGTAACGCCACGCATCATCGGCGTGCCGGGGCTTGACCAACTCCCTGTCGCAACAGAACTGGCAGTTGTAGCCAAAAAGCTGCGAGCATTTGGTTATATCGCAGTTCAAGCAAACACCATCACCGAAGCCATTGCCTACCGCAAAAACTTCGGCTCTCGTGAACTGATGCCTATCTTTGGTGATTTCACCAAGTGGGACACCAACGCCAACGCCGAATGCCCGATTTACGCTGTCGCCAAAGCACTGGCCATGCGCGCACTGATTGATAAAGAGATCGGCTGGCACAAAACTCTGTCAAACGTCGCAGTAACCGGCGTGCAAGGTCTGACCAAGCAAGTGTTCTGGGATTTACAAGACTCCGACACTGATGCTGGCCTGCTGAACTCAGAAGATATCACCTGCCTCATTCGTCAAGACGGCTTCCGCTTCTGGGGATCACGCACCTGCTCTGATGACCCACTGTTCCAGTTTGAAAACTACACCCGCACCGCACAAGTTCTGGCTGACACCATGGCCGAAGCGCACATGTGGTCTGTCGATAAACCAATTACACCAACGCTGGTTAAAGACATCGTTGAAGGCATCAAAGCCAAAGGCCGTGAGCTCGTCAGCTTCGGATATCTACTCGGCTTTGACTGCTGGTACGACGAAGAAGTGAACACAGCAGACACGCTGAAGGCCGGACGCCTGTTTATCGACTACGACTACACACCAGTTCCGCCGTTGGAGGATTTGACCTTTCGGCAGCGCATCACTGACCGTCACCTACTCGACTTTGCCGCTCGTGTAGCAGCAGCCTGATTTTAAGGAGAACACATGGCACTCCCTAACAAACTTAAACACCTGAACATCTTTACTGACGGTGATAGCTGGATCGGCGTAGCTGAGGCATTCACGCCAGCCAAACTCACGATGAAAACAGAAGAATACCGCGGCGCCGGTATGCCTGCTCCTGTGGATATTAATCTTGGGTTGGAAGCTGGCGCACTCAACACTGAATTTACGTTTGGTGGTTATGCAGCATCAATCGTTAAAAAGATGCATGCAGAAAAGATTGATGCCGTATCCCTTCGCTTTGCGGGTTCTTTCCAGCGTGATGATACGGGTGAAGTCATGTCGGTAGAAATCTACCAGCGTGGTCGAATCAAAGAGATTGATCGCGGTGAATGGAAGACAGGCGACAACTCACCGAAGAAAGTCAGCATGCTGAACACCTATTACAAAGAGATGGTTAACGGGGAAGTGGTAGTTGAAATCGACGCAGTAAATAACATTCACATCGTCGATGGTAAAGACATGATGGAAGCCCACCGAAAAGCCATCGGCTTGTAATCAACCAACAATTACCGACGGGCCATGAGCCCGTCAAAATTAATGACTAAAAGGTAAATCTCATGTTTAAAGACGTAACTCTGGATACCCCAATCAAACGCGGTGAAAACGCAGTTAGCTCAATCTCTATTCGTAAGCCAAGTTCAGGCGAGCTGCGCGGTCTGAGCGTGACAGATGTGCTGAATATGGAAGTTAATGCTCTGTTCAAATTGCTGCCACGAATCACAACGCCAGCGCTAACAGAACATGAGCTGATGCAGTTAGACCCAGCAGATCTTCTGCAGATGGGCCAAGAGGTGAGCTATTTTTTGTTACCGAAGAAGGCCATTGCCCAGATTCAGTAGATGAACTGTACGCAGACATCTTAATTATTGCCCATCAGCCTCTATCAGAGCTGTACCAGCTAGAACTCGACGAGCTGACAGCCTTACATGAGAGGCTGATTACTCGCTGGAACACTATTCACAGGGCAGAAAATGAGTAATCAAACCCTCCGTCTGCAGCTGGTTATGGATGCGGCCAACCGAATGGCCGCCCCATTACGTGCTGTCACAGGTGATTCAAAAGTCACCGCCAAAAGCCTCGCCGATACCAAAAAACGCATCAAAGAACTGGAGCAGCAAAGCGGCCAAATTGATGGCTATCGCACGCTTGGTCGGCAAATCGGTGTCACACGTTCAGAGCTGGCAACTGCACAGCAGACAGCCCAAAAGCTTGGGCGTGAAATGAGCGCCACCCAAAACCCGACAAAAGCCATGGTGCGGGAGTTCCAGCGCGCAAAAGCAGCTGTAAAAGAACTAAGCAACAAAGAACGTGAAATGGTGGCAAAGCATGGGCAGATGAAGTCAGCCATGAATGCCGCAGGTATCAGCACCAAGCAACTGTCATCGCATCAAAGACGGCTTCGCGCAGACCTGCAAGCCGCGAATGCCCAGCTTGACCGTCAGCGGCAAAAACTGGAGCAGACCGCTCAACGCCAAAAGAAGTTTGCCAGCATCAGTAAAACCTACGACAGCACCATGGCCAGCAGAGGGAAGATTGCCGGTTATGGTGCTGCGGCTATGGCTACTGGTGCCGCAGGGCTTTATAAAGCGAGCAATATTGGCGGCAAGGCAATGGCATTTGATGCGGAGATGTCAAAAGTCCAAGCACTGACCCGCCTAAAAAAAGACAGCCAAGACCTGTCCGCGCTGAGATCACAAGCTAGAGAGCTGGGTGCGAATACAGCCTATACAGCAATGGAAGCTGCGCAAGGGCAAGGCTTCTTAGCGATGGCCGGTTTTACCCCGAAAGCAATCAAGGCTGCAATGCCGGGGGTGCTAGATCTTGCCAAGGCAGGCGGTGCAGAAATCGCAGAGGCCGCAGATATTGGCTCCAATATTCTGACTGGGTTCAAGCTGCCGGCAGAACAGATGGGCCGCCTTGGTGATGTCATGGTAGGAACCTTCACCCGTGCCAACGTTGATTTGCGGATGTTGGGTGAAACCATGAAATATGCAGGCCCTGTAGCGGCGGGGTTGAACGTAGATTTAGAAACCTCAGCAGCAATGGCCGGTAAATTAGGTGATGCCGGTATTCAGGGCAGCATGGGCGGTACAGCATTGCGTGCAATCATGGGGCGATTGGCCGCGCCACCAAAAGCCGCTGCAGATGCGTTGAACTCATTAGGTATTAAGACAAAAGACGCAAAGGGAAACCTGCGCGAACTGCCTGACATCCTTACCGAACTGCATAAGAAAACCGCCAAATTAGGTGACGCAACCCGCTCCGGATTGTTTAAGCACATTGCCGGTGAAGAAGCCTATGCCGCACTAAGCGTATTAACTGACCAAGCCGGTACGGGAAAGCTGCAAGAGCTGATAGCTATTCTGCGCAAGACCAAAGGCGAGGCCAGTGCCACAGCCAAAATAATGGCTGATAACGCCTTGGGGGATTTAGATAACCTGACCTCAGCGCTGGACGACCTTGGCATTCAGGCCATGGAAACAGAACAAGGGCCGTTGCGCGGTGTCATCCAAAGTATCACTGGCATAACGCAGTCAGTGGGGGTGTGGATGCGCCAAAACCCAGAGCTAGCCTCCACAATAGCCCGCGTTGCCGTATTTACCGCAGCGGCAGCTGCCGGTGGTGGTGCGTTACTTTTGGTCACGGCCGGTTTGCTTGGTCCGCTTGCCGCAATGCGAATGGGCTTCAGCATGTTGTTTGCAATTGCTAGCCCTATATTGCCTCTGTTAAAGGCATTAACGCTGGGGTTTGCTAGGGCAGGAATAGCAATGATGACAACCCCTATCGGTTGGCTGTTGGCTGGCATCGCGCTAATAGCGGGTGCCGTGTATCTGATATACAAAAATTGGGACACATTGGTACCTTGGTTTAAGTCTGTGTGGGATCAGTGTAAGGGGCCGGTGCTTGCGTTCTGGAATGTATTGAAAGAGGTGTTTTCATGGACACCAATAGGTTTACTGACATCCCATTGGGGGGCTATCTGGAGCTTCTTCGATACATTGCCGGAAGGAGCCATGAATAAGGGGCGAGCGATTGTTAGCGGATTGATTGATGGTATTACGGCTAAGTGGCGTGATCTGATGGATGCAGTAAAAAATCTGACTAAGTATCTGCCTGATTGGGTTACGGGTGGCGGTGTAACCATCAGCCAAGAAAGCGTCAGTGGCCCAAGCTATCTAACTGGAAACAGTGGAGGTGGTTTAGCCATGGCCGGAGGCGGAGGATATGCGCCGACAATGTATACACCGAAGCCATTAGCCAGAAGCACGGCCAACAGCTCGGTATCAGTAAGTGCGCCGATATACATCCAACAACAGCCAGGGCAGTCAGCAACCAGCGTTGCGCAGGAAGTATCTCGCCAGTTAGATGACCGTGAGCGCAGAGCGCGCGCAGCATCCCGCGCATCACTGGGTGACACTCACTAAAGGGGCATAAATCATGATGATGACACTTGGCTGGTTCGTATTTATGCGCTCAACCTTCGCCCCACAGTCACGGCAAGATGAGCGCGGGTGGCGACATCCGGGAAACTCCCGCGTAGGAGCGCGGCCAGCCTATCAGTTTCTCGGTGCTGATGATGAAACAACCACGCTATCCGGCACCCTGTACCCAGAGCTGACTGGTGGGGCCGTGTCGTTGGATATGCTGCACCAGATGGCCGATACCGGCCAAGCATACCCACTGATTCAGGGCGACGGCGTTATGCGCGGATATTTCGTGATCGAAAAAACCAGCGTGACCAGCTCGGAATTCTTTCAAGATGGTGCCGCCCGTAAAATCGAATTCACGATGGCGTTAAAGCGGGTTGATGACGACATCACAGGGCTGAAAGACAAACTGATAAATCGCGGCGTCGGAACAATTGCCAGTCGCTTAGGCGTAACCGGAGCAATGGGGCATATCGGTAACTCAATCGGAGGCCTGCTGTGATAGACCTCTCTCTACCAAACGGCTTGCAGATCACCGGCGCGGAACATCCCGCGCCAAACTATCAAATCCTAATCGGTGGAAAAGATATCTCGCCTGACATCAGGCCTCGCTTAATCGGCCTGACGCTAACAGACGCCCGTGGCTTTGAGGCGGATACAGTAGAACTGTCGCTAGATGACTCAGACGGAAAACTAGAAATGCCGCCACGCGGCGTAAAAATGCGCGTGTTCCTCGGGTGGCGTGGAAAGCCATTGGTTGATAAAGGCGAATTCACCATTGACGAACTGGAGCACAACGGCGCGCCAGATACGCTAACCATTCGCGGAAAATCCGCCGATTTGCGCGGTAGCATGAACAAGCTGGTATCCCGTAGCTGGCATGAAACCACAGTGGGTGACATCGTTAAGCAACTGGCGGAAAAGCACAGCTTAAAGCCAGCGTGTGCGGCAGAGCTCCAAAGCATTACGATAGCCCACATTGACCAATCACAAGAAAGTGACCTTGCGTTCCTGACTCGGCTATCAAAAATGTACGGGGCCATTGCCACAGTAAAAGCCAGCAGATTGATGTTTATCGCCCCCGGTAAATCCGTATCTGCCAGTGGCGCGCCGTTGCCACCGCTCCACATCACCAGAAGCAGCGGTGATCAACATTCGTTTTCCGTAGCAGACCGAGATGCGTACACCGGCGTGGTCGCATACTGGCATGACCCAAAAACAGGGAAAACATCCACCACATCAGCACGCCGGAAAAAGAAAGCAGAAGAGCCGTTGCCGGTCGGCGTAACCGTAAACAAGAAAGACAGAGAGCTACTGGTAGGCGATAGCGAAAACGTAAAAACGTTGCGACATATCTACGCCAACAAACAAAACGCAATGCGTGCGGCAATGTCAGAGTGGAGCAAACTGCAGCGTGGCGTTGCTGAGTTTTCAATCACCTTAGCGAACGGCATGCCGGAGGCATTCCCAGAACAGCCGGTAACAGTATCAGGGTTTAAGCCGCAGATTGATGCTGCTGATTGGGTAGCTGTAAAGGTGGCGCATAACGTCACTGATTCAGGCTACACAAGCCAGATATCATTCGAAGTATCAGTGAAAGAGTTGCCAGACGTGAACGATGACGGCAACGAATAA